CGCCGTGTATTCCTGTGTTAGAGTGCTGTCGGAAGCAGTGGCGGGATTACCGCTGCACGTCTACAAGTACCGTTCGGACGGTGGTAAAGAGAAAGCAATTAACCACTCCTTGTACCGCCTGCTCCACGATGAGCCGAACCCCGAAATGACCTCGTTTGTTTTCCGCGAAACGCTTATGACGCACCTGCTCCTCTGGGGCAACGCATACGCGCAGGTTATCCGCAACGGAAAGGGCGAGGTCATTGCTCTGTACCCGCTTATGCCGAACCGAATGTCGGTTGACCGTGATTCCAACGGAAAGCTGTACTACAAATACTACCGCGGCTCAGATAAAGCCATTCGCAGCAAGGAATACGAAGTCATTCTTTCGCCGGGCGATGTCCTGCATATTCCCGGACTTGGTTTTGACGGACTTGTCGGCTACTCGCCGATTGCAATGGCGAAGAACGCTATCGGACTTGCAATTGCGACCGAGGAATTCGGCGCTAAGTTCTTTGCGAACGGCGCAGCGCCAAGCGGCGTGCTTGAGCACCCGGGAACAATAAAGGACCCGACTAAGGTTCGTGAAGCGTGGCAGTCGCAGTTCGGCGGGAGTTCCAACAGCGGAAAGGTCGCTGTGCTTGAGGAGGGCATGAAATACACTCCCATCAGCATTTCGCCCGAGCAGGCGCAGTTTCTTGAAACAAGAAAATTTCAGATAAACGAGATAGCCCGAATTTTCAGAGTGCCGCCGCACATGGTCGGCGACCTTGAAAAGTCGAGCTTTTCTAATATTGAGCAGCAGTCCCTTGAATTTGTGAAATACACCCTCGAACCCTGGCTTGTGCGGTGGGAACAGAGCATGATGCGCTCCCTGATCACCACAAGCGAGAAGCAGGATTATTTCATCAAATTCAATGTTGACGGACTGCTGCGCGGCGACTACGCAAGCCGCATGAGTGGGTACGCTACCGCAAGGCAGAACGGCTGGATGTCCGCAAACGACATTCGGGAGCTTGAAAACCTCGACCGCATTCCTGTCGAGGACGGCGGCGACCTATATCTCATAAACGGCAATATGACTAAGCTGGCTGACGCAGGTATCTTTGCGGCAGGCAGCGGAAAGGAGGATTCCGATGAAGAAGTTCTGGAAATGGACGAACAGGATAGTGAAGAACGAGGAAACGCAGGAGCAAACCCCGGAGAGAACGCTGTTCCTAAACGGCACTATCGCAGATGAGAGTTGGTTTGACGATGATGTCACACCGCAGATTTTCAAGGACGAACTGATGTCCGGCAGCGGCGACATTACCGTGTGGATAAACTCGCCCGGCGGTGACTGCGTGGCTGCGGCACAAATCTACAATATGCTGATGGACTACAAAGGTAATGTCACGGTGAAAATCGACGGCATAGCCGCAAGCGCCGCTTCGGTTATTGCAATGGCGGGAAACAAGGTGCTGATGTCACCTGTTTCAATGCTGATGATACACAACCCTATGACGGTAGCTATGGGCGATTCAGCCGAAATGCAGAAAGCGATCGAAATGCTGTCCGAGGTCAAGGAAAGCATTATGAACGCTTATGAAATCAAGACGGGAATGAGCCGCGCGAAAATCTCGCACCTCATGGACGCAGAAACATGGATGAACGCAAACAAAGCGATGGAACTCGGCTTTGCGGACGGTATTCTTGCCCGTGAAGAACCTATGGAGGAACAGCTCGCTAACGCTCTGATGTATTCAGAAGCACAGGTGGTTAATTCTCTTATGGATAGGCTTGCGGAGAAATGCAAAATTCCTACTATAAACACACCAAAAACCAAAGCCGAGGATTTATTTTCTCGGCTTGATTTAATCAGAAATTGGAGGTAACACACATGACTATTATGGAACTGCGCGAAAAGCGCAACAAGGCGTGGGAAGCCGCAAAGGCTTTCGTTGAAACCAAGCGTGACAAGGACGGGCTTCTGTCAGCAGAGGACGCCGCTTCTTACGCTGAAATGGAACAGAAAATTAAGGACTACGGCGCTGAAATCGAGCGTATGGAGCAGATGGCGGCTATGGATGCACAGCTTTCCAAGCCTACGTCAGCACCCCTCACCGCAAAGCCGCTGAACGGTGACAAGCCCAAGTCCGGCAGAGCAAGCGATGAGTACAAGGCGGCGATGCTGAACGCTCTCCGCACGAATTTCAGACAGGTGTCCGATGTACTTTCCGAGGGCGTTGACGCTAACGGCGGATATCTCGTTCCCGAGGAGTACGACAGCCGCCTTATCGACACGCTGACCGAGGAGAACATCATGCGAAAGCTGGGTCACACTATCACCACCAGCGGCGAACACAAGATAAACATCGCCGCCACCAAGCCCGCCGCAGCGTGGATTGACGAGGGCGGCGCACTGTCTTTCGGTGACGCGACTTTTGCGCAGATAAACCTTGACGCGCACAAGCTGCACGTTGCGGTTAAGGTGACCGAGGAGCTGCTCTACGACAACGCTTTCGGGCTTGAAAGCTACATAATCGAGCAGTTCGGAAAGGCGCTGTCCAATGCGGAGGAGGACGCTTTCCTCAACGGTGACGGCAAAGGAAAACCTCTCGGAATTTTCGCTGAAACAGGCGGCGGTACTGTCGGTGTGACTGCGGCGAGCGCAACTGCTATAACCGCTGATGAGATAATCAACCTTGTGTACTCTCTCAAGCGCCCGTACCGCAAGAACGCAAAGTTCATCATGAACGACCAGACTATTGCGGCGCTCCGAAAGCTGAAGGATAACAACGGCGCATATCTCTGGCAGCCGTCACTCCAGGCGGGCAAGGTCGACAGGCTGTTCGGCTACGAGGTCTACACTTCTCCGTATGTCCCCACAATCACCGCAGGAAAGCCTGTAATCGCATTCGGCGATTTCAGCTACTACAACATCGGCGACCGCGGCACTCGCTCCTTTGCGGAACTCAAGGAACTGTACGCAGGCAACGGCATGGTCGGTTTTGTCGCAAAGGAGCGTGTGGACGGAAAACTGATTCTTCCCGAAGCAGTACAGATTCTCAAGATGAAAGCCGGCTCGGGTTCTTCCGGCGGCTAATAGGCGGTGACTATGGACGAGCTTCTGACAAAAGTCAAGCAGAACCTCATACTTGAACATTCGGCAGACGATGAACTCATAAAAGGGTTCATCACCGCCGCTGTTTCCTATGCCGAAAGCTATCAGCATTTGCCCGAGAATTACTATTCAGAAAACGCAATGCAGCCGACTACCGAACAGGCGGTAATAATGCTGTCCTCGCATTTTTATGAATCGCGGGACGGCAGCACGGGCGGCTTTTTCGGAGATAATGTTCAGGCGGGAAAGCAAGTGTGGGATACCGTGAATATGCTGCTGCGGCTGGACAGGCGGTGGAAAGTATGAGTTTTGGGAAGATGAACACGCAGATACAGATAACGCGGAAACGAGTCGCGATTGATAACGAGGGCTTTCAGACGGAATCCGATGTCGTTGTAGCAACAGTCAGAGCCTATCGGGAGGGGCGGCATGGCAGCGAGAAATGGGCAAACCGAGCCGCCTTTTCCGAAGCTACCGACCTGTTTCGTTTCAGAACAATCCCCGGTCTGACGGTTACGGTAGATATGCGGCTGTTCTGCGATGGTTCTGTATTTGAGATTACCTCTGTCGAAGATGTGAAAGGCAGAGGAATGTATATTGAAGTGCTTGCAAAGGAGGTGCAGCCGAGTGGCTAAGGCTGATGTTAAAATGCCCGATGAATTTCTTGCGAGGATTTCCCGGCTTGGAGCGCAGACCGACAGCATTGCCGAAAAGATATTGCAGGCGGGCGGCGAGGTCGCTCTCGCAAAGGTCAAAAGCAATTTGAAATCCGTTGTAGGTTCGGGAACTAAAAGCAAATCCCGTTCCACAGGCGAACTGGAGCGGTCGCTCGGCTTATCTCCCGTTATGGTTGACAAAAACGGAAATCATGACATCAAGGTCGGTTTCTCCGAACCGAGAACGGACGGCGGCAGTAACGCGAAAATAGCAAATATCCTCGAGTACGGCATAAGCAGTCAGTCGGCGAAACCGTTTCTGAAACCTGCGAAATCCGCTGTGCAAAAGCAGTGCGTGGAAGCCATGAAATCCGCATTTGAAAAGGAGGTCGAGGGGCTGTGAGCCTGCTTTCGGAACTCTCTGCGATAGCTAAAAAGCTGAAAATTCCGGCGCAGACCTCTGTGTATTCGGGAAAGGCTCCTGATGAATACTTGGTGTTCACTCCGCTATATGACAGCTTTGAACTTCACGCAGACAATGCGCCGACTGCCGATGTGCAGGAGGTTCGCATTTCCCTGTTCAGCAAGGGCAATTACAACCGCGCTGCAAGCCGTCTTGTAAGGGCGCTGCTTTGCGCGGATATTACCATAACCGCCCGGAAATATGTCGGTCACGAGGACGATACGGGCTATCATCATTATGCCGTTGATACGGCGAAAAACTATGAAATGGAGGAGATATAAATGGCAACAATAGGTCTTGACAAGCTGTTCTACGCTGAAATAACCGAGGACAGCGACGGCAGCGAAACCTACGGAGTTCCCGCTTCGCTTGCAAAGGCGATTTCGGCAGACCTCTCCGTGGAGCTTGCGGAAGCTACTCTCTACGCTGATGACGGCGCTTCCGAAATCGTCAAGGAGTTCAAAAGCGGTACGCTTTCCCTTGGCATTGACGATATCGGTAATGATGCGGCTTCGGTTCTGACGTGAGCTACCATCGACAGCAACAACGTAGTTATTTCAACCAGCGAGGACGGCGGCAAGCCCGTGGCTATCGGGTTCAGAGCGAAGAAATCCAACGGCAAATATCGCTATTTCTGGCTGTACAGAGTGAAGTTCGGTATTCCGTCAACCTCGCTTGCAACAAAGGGCGACAGTATAACGTTTTCCACGCCCACAATTGAGGGAACGGTCTTACGCAGAAATAAGCCGGACAGCAGCGGAAAGCACCCGTGGAAAGCGGAAGCAACCGAGGGCGAGAAGAACGTTCCGGACAGCGTAATCACGGGTTGGTACAAGTCTGTATATGAACCCACATTCACGGCAAAGCCTGCTGAAACAGGCAAGTAACGGAGGTATGAGCAATGACGAATGAACGCAGTTCTTTAATAACTATCGGCGGTGAAAAGTACGAGATGATTCTCACCACCAGAGCGACAAAGGCCATTTCCAACCGCTACGGTGGTCTTGACAATCTCGGCGATAAGCTGATGAAATCCGAGAATATGGAGATGGCGCTTGATGAAATCATCTGGCTGATAACGCTGCTTTGTAATCAGAGCATTGAGATATATAATCTCAGAAACAGCGATAAAAAGCCGCTTCTCACCGAGGAAACTGTGGAGCTTCTGACCTCCCCCGGCGAGCTTGCAGAATACAAAGACGCTATCACCGAAGCTATGCTGAAAGGCACAAAGCGAAATGTAGAAAGCGAACACCGAGCCGGTGTGGCAGACACCTCAAAAAACGCAGTAACAGCCGAGTGAATGACGCAGAACTGTTCACCCGGCTGTTTTATTACGGAACGGCGCAGCTGCACCTTTCTTCAGAAGAGGTGTGGCTTATGCCGTTCGGCTTTCTGTTGGATCTGTGGGAGTGCCATAAGCAGTTTATTGGAATCTCCAAACCTAAACGTGAAGCGGATATTGATGTGGTTGTGCCGATGGGGATTTGATTGGAAAAGTGGTTGAAAAAAGTGGAGGTGCGTGGTATAATGGGTTTATAAAGGCAGATAATCTGCCCGATAAATCGGAATTTATGAAGGTATATATGTTGACATATTCTATTATTGTTTTTTCAGCAACAGTACTTTTGGCAGTATTCGGTGCAATTATTTATAGTGGCAATACAAAGCTGATACACTCTTACCACCAAACAAAAGTAACCGATAAGAAGGAATACGGCAAGGCTTTCGGCAAGTCCGTGTTTGTGCTTTCAGCAACGACATTGCTTAGTGGTATCGTTGCTTTATTGGATGATTCTGATATGATTGCAATTGTCGCTGTTGCAATTCTTGTTATTGGCATAGGTATTGGTATTGGCTGTATTGTTGCAGTGCAAAAGAAATATAATAAAGGCATTTTTTAAATGCCCATTTGTAGGGTTGTTTATCTGTTGAGAAAATCGGAATTTGCGGAGGTATACGAAGATGTACGATTGCGGTTTTACAAAAGAGAATAGTTGGTTTCGATATCGTGCCGGAGCAATTATAATAGAAAATGGCTGTGTATTGTTTGCGGGTAATGAGAATGAAAACTACCTGTATTCCATAGGTGGTGGAGTTCATATGGGAGAAACGGCTGAGGAAGCAGTAGTGCGAGAAGTGTTTGAAGAAACGGGAATACATTATGAAATAGAAAGGTTGGTAGTTATCCACGAGAACTTTTTCAGTGAGAATAGCGGGACATTGAAAGGATTAGATTGCCACGAAATTTCTCTTTATTTCTTGATGAAACCAAGAGGAACACAAGAGCTTAACAGCAATAGCACAACGAATGGGGTAAAAGAAGAAATGCATTGGATACCCATAGAAGATTTAGATAAATATAGGGCTTTTCCAAGTTTTTTGAAAGATTATCTCAGCAAAGAGCATTCCGGAATAGAGCATATAATAACCGATGAAAGATAACGTCAAATTCCAATTTATCGAGTAGTTAAACGCAATAAAGGAGCAACCATGCACGGTTGCTTCTTTTTCATATTCCCACCGAGCCGCAAGGCTCTTTTTTTATGCCCATTTTCGAGGAGGTGAAACAGAATGTCCGAAAATTTCGGCTTGAAAATCGGTCTTGAGGGCGAGCGTGAATTCAAGAAATCCCTCGCCGAAATCAATAATTCATTCAGGGTACTAGGCTCCGAAATGAAACTGGTGGATTCCCAGTTCGACAAGAACGACAAATCCGCCGAGGCTCTCACGGCGAGAAACCAGGTGCTGAACAAGGAAATCGAGCAGCAGAAGCAGAAAATCGAAACGCTTCGTTCCGCTCTCGCAAATGCCGCCGAGTCATTTGGCGAGAACGACCGCCGCACCCAAAGCTGGCAGATACAGCTGAACAATGCGCAGGCGGCTCTGAACGGCATGGAGCGTGAACTGAATTCCAACAACACCGCCCTTGGAAAAGCTGGCAAGGGCTTTGCCGAAGCCGGAGATGAATCAAAGGACTTCTCCGATTCCGTCAGGAAAGCCGCCGACACAAGCGAGGACGCTGACGGAAAGCTGAGCCGGCTCGGAGATACCGCAAAGA